AACAAATGCTCGAGGGGTTGGTATAGCTGCCCCAGCTATAAGTGGTGATAACAGAGGATCTGGAGGTGGAGGTTCTGGTAGCGGTAGTACAGGTGGTCTTGGCTCACCAGGTATTGTAATCATAAGATATAGAAAAAAACCAGTTGGTGGTTCAACAGCAACTGAAAATTATTTCATAAATTAAGAAATAAGTAAAAATATGCCAGCAAAAAGATTTAGACCAAAAAACTTTCAGTTTCCAATAGGATTAAGTACGATTGTTGTAGACGGTTCAGCAAACGCAGCTACAAGCACGACAGGTGGTACACAAACAGTTGATGGTACTAATGCTGTTCATTCATTTACTACATCAGGTACATTTACACCTTCGTTCACAGGCGATGTGGAGTATCTAGTGGTCGCTGGGGGTGGATCAGGAGGTGGTGGTCTAGGAGCAGGTGGTGGTGCTGGTGGTTATAGAGTGGGGAGTGGTTTTCCAATTACAGAGTCAACACCTTATACAATAACAGTTGGTGGCGGTGGAGCTGCACCTGTCCCTGGTGGTCCTGGTGTAAATCCTGGAGTATCTGGTTCAAATTCCGTTTTTTCAACCGTAACTGCTAATGGGGGTGGTTGGGGAGCTGCTGTTGGTTCTCCATCCGCAGGAGGTCCTGGCGGTTCTGGAGGGGGCGGTGGCTGGGGCGGTGCTGGTGGTTCAGGAAATATAGGAGGTCATACCCCACCAGAGGGAAATGATGGTGGCGGTTCTTCTCCTGGTCAAAAAAATGGAGGTGGAGGTGGAGCAACAAACGCCGGACAACATGGTAATTCGGGTGGTACTGGAATAGGGGGAGATGGAGCTGCAAGCACAATAACTGGTTCCCCTGTTACCTACGCCGGAGGTGGAGGTGCAGGAGGATATTCTGGAAGTGTTGCAGCTGGCTCTGCTGGTGGAGCCGGAGGTGGAGGTGTTGGTGGCGCAGCTGCAAATTCACCTGCCGCTGGAGCAGGTACAGTTAATACTGGAGGCGGTGGAGGCGGTGGGGGCTTTAATGGCCCATCTGCTCGACAAGCAGGAGGATCAGGTGGTTCAGGTATTATTGTAATTAGATATGTGATGGAACAAGGTGGTGAACAGATATTTTATAGTATTGGTGGTGCAAACAGCGGTATTGTTGCAACTTAAAACGAATAACAATTAAGGAAAAAAATGGCATTTAAACAGTTTGAGATGATGAACTTTAGACCAGAAGGGTTTGAGTTTCCAGTAGGATTGAGCACCTTAATTGTTTCAACTGGAGGTGAAGTAACAAGGAATGTTGCAGAGACCACAAATGGTGGTACTCAAACAATAGATGGGTCGAATACTGTTCATGCTTTTTCTAGTAATGCAGCTAGTGCTTACTTTTCAAGCAACACAGGTTTAGGTTATGGTTTAGTTGCGGAAGTTCTTGCTATTGCCGGTGGCGGAGGCGGTGGTTGGGATGGAGGAGGTGGTGGTGGTGCGGGTGGTCTTTATTACACAAACTCTGCTGTTTTTTCAAATGGTGTTATTCATACCGTTACTATTGCAAGTGGTGGTGCAGGTGACACTACTGGTTCTGTAAGAGGCACAGTAGGTTCTAATACATCAATTACATACAGAGGCCCAGCTGCCCCTGTAACGGGTAATGTGGTTGCTGAGGGTGGCGGTGGGGGTGGTTCGGCTCCAGGTCAATCAGGTCAAACAGGTGGTCCAGGTGGTTCTGGTGGTGGTGGTAATATTTACAACGCTGCTGGTGGTGCGACATCTAACTCAGCTCAAGGTAGTGCAGGAGGCACAGGTGCAATAGCAGGTCCTCTCGCCTCAGGTAGAGCTGCTGGCGGCGGTGGTGCTGGTGGTATTGGGGCAGATGGCACAGTCCCAGGAACTGGTGGTGCGGGTGGCGTCGGATTATTTTATTCAATATCAGGTGCGAATACAGGATATGCAGGTGGCGCTGGAGGTGGTGGTTCTGGATACCCACCAGGTCATATAGCTGGGGTATCTCAACCCACTAGTCAGCCATCTATGTTGTCTGCAAGTGGACCTTATGGTGCGGGCACAAATAATTATGGCGGTGGTATAGGCGGTGGTTATCCCACTTTTGGTAGTCCACCGCAAGCTTACGCTGGAGGATTAAATAGTGGCGGAGGTGGCGGTGGCGGAGGCGGTGGTACGGGTTCAGGTTTGAACGGTGGGTCTGGTGTTGTTTACATAAGGTATATAACGAGCAACACGGAGAACACATTAGTTGAAACAGAATTTTATAGCATTGGTGGTGCAAATAGTGGCATACTGGTTTCATAAAAAGATTTAAATTAATTATAAATAGGTTATCAACAAAGGAGATTTTATAAAATGAATGTGAATGAAGTTGCAAAGAATTTTACAGGTCAATCTGGTCTTGCATATGGTATAGACACAGCAATTAAAGCTTTAAGACCTAATGCAAAATTTGAAATGAGTGCTGGTGGAGGTTCATTTAATTTTCCACGATGGGAAGATCCAGATGGGAAGGCACCACCAACGAAAGATGAAATTATGGCTGAGTTTGAAAGACAAAAATCTGTAGCAGAATATTATCAGTATGCTTATGATAGGTGTCATCATTACCCTGATGGGTTTGAACAGTTGGATATGTTATGGCACGCAGTAAATAACGGTGCTTGCGATGGTCTAAAAAACTCAGAATGGTTTAAGCGAATAGATGAAGTAAAGAAAAAGTTTCCAAAACCTGAAGGTGACCCGCCTCCAGAGTTTCAACCAAAGGATTAATACACTACTATGGCCATTTCAAAAATAGAAACAAATTCACTTGCAAATACCGGTGTTACCGCTGGTGACTTTGGTAACACAAACACAGCTATATCTGTAACAATCAATGAAAAAGGCCAAATAACAAGAGTTGTCAATGTTGCTATAGGCGGAGTTAGTGGCGGCGGTGGTGGTGGTGGAGGTAGTAGTGAAGAGGGTTTCAATGTATTCTTATTGACAGGTATGTAAACTAACTCCTGGTTTGACTAAATAGTCCTAAAACAGGAGAACGAGATCGCTACTTATACTGAGCTCTACATAGAGCAATATGCTAATTTTTCAAATACAATTCATGTAAAAGATAATTCCGGTGCAAATATAAATTTGTTCGGCTACACGGCTAATGCCGAGATGAGAAAGTCTCCGTACTCTGCAACAGCCAACACTTTCACAGCTACAATCACTGGTAATGCTAATGGTCAAGTAACAATCACCATGTCAGCAGCTAATACTTCAAATTTAACAGCAGGTCGATATATGTATGATGTTCTCGTAACATCATCTAGCGGTAATAAAACAAGAGCAGTTGAAGGTATTATAAATGTCTTACCAGGTGTAACAAGGACTTAATATGCCAACATATACAAGAGGATATTCGGGTAAACCAACTACGAGACAATCATTTAAAGATTACTGCCTAAGAAGATTAGGTTTTCCTGTAATTGAAATAAACGTGGATGATGATCAAATAGAAGAACGAATCGATGATGCTTTACAGTTTTTTCACGACTATCATTTTGATGGTGTTGAAAAAATCTTTATGAAACACCAAATAACACAAACTGATATTGAGAGAAAATGGATTTATGCTCCCGATGCGGTAATATTTGTGAATGGTGTTTTTCCATTTGATGATTCTAACTCATCAATCAATATGTTTGACTTGAGATATCAATTAAGATTGCACGACTTATATGACTTTACATCCGTTTCTTATGTGTCATATGAGATTACAATGCAACATATTAGAACTCTCAATCTTTTATTCTCAGGCACACCGCAGTTTAGATTTAATCGACATCAAAACAAACTATTTTTAGATGTAGATTGGACAAGAGATTTAAAAGTTGGTGAATATGTGATTGTAGAGTGTTATCGTAAGTTGCAGCCAGATACAATTAGTATAACGGGTACAGCTGCAATTACAAGTGATTCAAATACACTTACAGGCACGGGCACAACTTTTGACCAACAGTTAATTGAAAATGATTTTATAACATTAGCAAACACTTCTAATTCTGCTGACACCATAGATGTTCAAGTAAAACAAATAAATTCACCTACAGCAATTACACTAAGAAGTAATCCGGGTACAACAATGTCAGAAGCAAATATAACACAAGCTGGGTTTTCTGATGTTTGGGATGATAGATTTTTAAAACGATATGCAACAGCTCTGATAAAATATCAATGGGGTTCTAATCTATCAAAATTTGCTGGCGTTCAAATGCCAGGTGGTGTTACACTAGATGGGCCTAGAATTATGGAAGAGGCCAAAGCTGAGATAGACAAAATAGAAGAGGAGATGCAAGTCTACAATGTGTTGCCAAATGAAATCTATATGGGATAATAATGGCAACTAATCAATATTTTAACCCTTTTCCAGCTAATCAGATAACAAATGAACAACTTTTAGTTGAAGATTTAGTTATCGAGTCTATGAAAATATATGGCATGGATGTGCTGTATATGCCACGAACAAGTGGTGACCAAATAGACTTTCTTTTTGGTGAAGATACTCTTAAAGAATATACAAAAACATTTTCACTTGAAATGTATCTTGAAAACATACAAGGTATGGAGGGTGAAGGTGATTATATTTCTAAATTTGGTCTTGAGATACGAGATGAGATAACACTATTAGTTTCTCGCAGAAGATTTGTGCATACAGTAAGAGAATCATCAACGAGTCTGGTAAGACCTAGAGAAGGTGATTTGATTTATGTACCTCTTACAGATGCGTTCTTTGAAATTACTTTTGTAGAACATGAGAATGACCAAGCAATGTACTATACTTTAGGCCGTGGTCGTGGTGCAAATGTTTACTTATTTGCCTTAAAGTTGAAGAAGTTTATATTCTCTAATGAACTTATTTTGACAGGTAATCCTCAAATTGATGATAAAATAATTGACTATTATCCAAGAACTAGAATAAGTTTATCTGGTGATGGCACAGGTCAATATCAAAAAAATGAAACTGTATATCAAGGTTCAGACCTTGCAAGTGCAACAGCACAGGCTGTTGTTCACACTTTTGTACCAAACACACACATAGATGTGATTAGAGTTCAAGGCACATTCACATCTGCAAACGTGGTTGGTAATACATCAAATGCAACATTTACTGTTTCTACATCTGATGATACTGCAACAATGAATACAGCATTTGAAGATACATTTGACAATCTAAGAATAGAAACTGGTGCTGATGGTATCTTAGACTTTAGTGAAACAAATCCATTTGGTGAACCATAATGTTAGGTAATTCACAATTTTATCACAGAACAATCCGTAAAATAGTTGTTGCTTTTGGCACAGTTTTTAATGACATCATTTTGCAAAGATACACTTCTGATGGCACAACAAAAAGAACTGCATTTAAAGTACCGCTTTCTTATGGTGCGAAAGAAAAATATCTCACAAGAATCACAGCAGACCCAACATTAACAAAGGCTGTTCAAACTGTAATACCTCGTATCTCATTTGAAATGGTAAGTATGTCTTATGATACAGGCAGAAAGTTAAATACACTTACACAAAATTTTGCAGCTAATACAGCTACTGCTATAAAAACACAATACAGACCGATACCATATAATTTTGAATTTAATTTATCAATTTATGTAAGAAACACAGAAGATGGCACACAAATATTAGAACAAATATTACCATTCTTTACACCAGATTTTACAGTTACAGTAAACTTTATACCTGAAATGAATCAAAAGTATGATATGCCAATTGTACTTAACTCTATAAATTCTACGGTGGATTATGAAGGTGATATGATGACCACTAGATTAATTATGTGGGATTTAACATTTACTGCAAAGAGTTATATTTGGCCACCAGTTAAATCTGGTAAATATATACGCCAAGCAAACACAAATGTTTATATTGATAGTCAAGCTAAATCTAGTCAAAAAGTTACAACTGATTTAAACCCAACTAATGGTGATAGACTTTTAATAGAGGGTGAAACAATTCGTGTTACAGCAAGAGATGTTGTAGGTGTTGTAAAAAGATTTACAAATGTTGCCAATACTAAGTTGGTGGCAACTGATCTAAATAAACTATTAGAAGCTGGTGATATTGTTACAGGTGATACATCAAACGCAACAATTACAATTTCATCGGTTGAAAGTGAGCCTTTAAAGGCAGCTGAAATAATATTAACACCAGAACCATCTTCAGCCGAACCTGATGATGAGTTTGGTTTTTCAGAGAGTATAACCGAATATCCAGATACATTGTTATGAAAAATGAGAAACTATCTAAACTATTAAACATTGAACCAATAGATGTAACTTCTACCGAAATAGAGCCAGTAGAACCTGAAAAACAGGTTGAGAATGATGCACAATTTGCTCGTGAAAATATTCGTGGACTTATAGACAAAGGCGGTAATGCACTTGATAGTCTCTTGCGTGTCGCCAAAGAATCAGAACATCCTAGAGCCTTTGAAGTTGTAGCACAAACTCTTAAAAACTTAGGTGAACTCAACAAAGATTTACTTGAGATACAAAAGAGAAAACAAGATTTAGAACCTAAGAAAGCTCAAAATGAAATCAATGTTGATAAGGCTGTATTCGTAGGTTCTACAAACGATCTTGTAAAGATGTTAAAAGGCAAGAAAGATGTCAACTGAAGGGTATCTTGGTAACGAAAAACTCAAAAGAGTTGGTGTTGAAATCTCGTTCTCTGAAGATGAGGCGAAAGAGATACTCAAGTGTTCAGAAGACCCAATATACTTTATAAAAAAATATGTAAAGATTGTTAATGTAGATTTAGGTATTGTAGACTTTGATATGTGGCCATTTCAAGAAGAAATGGTTGATGGCTTTCATAAGAATCGTTTTTCAATATGTAAAATGCCACGACAAGTTGGTAAGACAACCACAACTGTGGGCTATATGTTGTGGGCTGTTTTATTTAACCCAGATTATACAGTTGGTATTCTCGCAAACAAAGGTCAACTTGCAAGAGAAATACTTGGTCGCTTACAAAGAGCATATGAATATTTACCGCTATGGCTTCAACAAGGTATCATCACTTGGAATAAAGGTAATATAGAACTTGAAAATGGTTCTAAGATATACGCATATGCAACATCAAACTCAGGTGTACGAGGCGGTACATACAATCTAATCTTTCTTGATGAGTTTGCTTTCGTGCCTCACAATATGGCACAAGAGTTTTTTACTGCTACGTACCCCGTGATATCATCAGGTAAAACAACAAAAGTAATTATTGTTTCTACACCAAATGGCCTCAATCTATTTTATAAGATGTGGGTTGATGCAATGGAAAAACGGTCATCTTATGTGCCGTTTGAAGTTCATTGGTCTATGGTGCCAGGTCGTGATGAGGATTGGAAAAAAGAAACAATACGAA